CCGCTTCCTGATCGAGTTCGACGAGACCGAGGACGAGCAGGTGCATGCCATGGCGCGCGCCGCCTCGCGCAAGATCAATCGCGAGTTCCACCGGCACAACCTGGACCTCGACTTCGCCCAGGCGGTGAACTGGGCACTGATCGAGGGCTGCGTGCTGCTCAAGCAGGTGTGGGGCACCTACGGACCCGAGAGCTACATCGTGCATCCGCCCCTGTTCGGCGTGCTGCGCGAGGACATCTCCGATCTCGACAAGCAGGAGGCGTTCGTCCACCGCACCTACCTGACCCGCTCGGCGTTCCGCCGCACCATCTGGGAAGACCCCAACCGCGACAAGATCATGCGCGATGTCGAGCACTACATGCGCGATCGCGCCGACGATCCCTATGCCGAGAACCAGTTCTTCCATCAGGTGGTGATCGGCGGCACCCACCCGGTCTCCACGCAAGGCCAGTCGACCGGCGCCGGCAAGGTGGCGGTGATCGGCACCCCGCAGCCGATCATCGACCCCAAGGTGGCGGCGCGCATGGTGCCGCTCGACGAGCTATGGGTGGTCGACGATGCCCGCCAGGACTACACCACCATCCGCATCGCGGCCGGCCAGCACCTGACCGAAGGCAAGTATATCCGCCGCAACCTCGCCGGGCTGGCCGACACCCTGCCGAAGGACAATTCCCTGAAGGGCTTCCACCCGTACACCAAGGTCTGCGCCAACGAGGTCGACGGCTACTTCTGGGGGCAGTCGGAGATCATGCAGATCGCCCCCCTGCAGGACAACTTGAATGAGCAGCTGCGCGACCTGCGCCGGATGGCCCGGCTGAAAGCCGATTCGCCGACCGTGTTCACCGGCTTCACCGGCATGACCGCCGAGCGCTGGCGGGCGCTGAAGAAGCCGGGCGGCTGGGCGGCGGAAGAGAACCCCAATGCCAAGGTCGAGAAGCTGGCGCCCGAGATCCCGGATGCGGTGTTCACCCGGCTGCAGCGCACCCTGGAGATGTTCGACGATCAGGCCGGTTTTACGCCGGTGATGATGGGCATGGGCGAGCAGAGCGTGCGCTCCAACATGCAGGCCGCCACGCTCACCCGCAATTCCGGGCCGCGCATGCGCGATCGGGCGCTGCTGATCGAGCGGCAGTGCGTCGAGTTCGGCGACTTCATGATGAAGCTGCTGCAGGCCAAGGAAGCGACCGTGATGAAGACCGAGAAGGGCGGCGAGTTCCTGCTGTCGCAGCTGCCGGAAGAGGCGCGCATGTCGGTGGATAGCCATACCTCCTCGCCGGCGTTCCAGGAGGACAGCGAGCGCAAGGCGTTCGCCCTCGCTAAGGCTGGTGCCATCGACGCCGAGAGCCTCATCATGTTGACGCATCCGCCACACGAAGATACTTTGTCCTCGCGTGCCCGACAGAAGGCGGCGGCCCAGGCCGAACTGGCGAAGCGCTATCCTGAACTGGCTTTCGGCAAGAAGCCGTCGCGCAGGGGGCCGTAACCCACCGTGCGGTATCGCTCGTAGCCCTGCACGGACAATCAGTGGAGATGACGATGGCTCGCAGGCGGCGTGGTCGTCGCGGTCGACGGAAGTAGACCCGACACGCCGACACGAAGGTAACCTTTCGTGCCGGATCAACAGATGCCTCCCTCACAGAGTGGGGTGCCCCCCATGGGGGCAGGCCCGATGTCGGTCCCGACCGGTTCACCCGGTCAGACCGCCGCTGGGCTTGCCAAGGTGAGGGAGGCAATCAACCTGTTGGAAGCCGAGCTATCGAAGTTCCAGGCCGGTACCGACGCCTGGAAAGCCATCCACGAAAGTCTTGGAAAACTTGCCCGTATCGCGCCAGCGGCGACCCAGACGCCGGGCGTGCAGCAAGAGGCTTTGCGCGGGCTGCAGTCCGATCAGGCCAAGAACGCTCAGATGGATGCCGTTATGCGCTCGCTCGGCGGGGCGGGCTCAGGTGGTGGGGGCGGCGCCGGTGGCACTCCCGGCCCGTCCCCTGCTGCTCCCACGCCCGCCGGCTAATCAGGAGGACACGATGGCCAATCCGAAGTTTCCCGGCCCCAGCTACAACACCATCATCGAGACCGATCCGCAGATCGTGAAGGTGCCGATGGACTACATGGGCTGGGGCTCGCGCAAGAGCGCGCTGCCGACCGGCACCGACGTGCGCTCGAACAACCCGGCGGCGCCCGCCGCGCCCGAGATGACCATCAAGCACATCGGGTGACGTGATGCCTGAAGTCAGCGACGAGGAGTACCAGCTGCTGCTCGGCTCCAAGCAGCTGATGGACGGCCTGCTGAAGTCGCCCAAGACCAAGCGGGCACAGGAGAAGCTGATCAAGGAACTGCATCCCGGCACCGTGATCAGCGAGGACCACGAGGCGCCGCTGCGCGGCGAGATCGAGGCGATCCAGAAGAAGCTCGACGACTACCTGCTGGCGCAGAACAACAAGCAGATCGACGGCGAACTGGCGCGCGACTTTGGCGCGCTGCGCGGCGAGGGCTTCACCGACGACGGCATCGAGGCGGTGAAAAAGATCATGGTCGAGCGCCACATCCCGTCGCCGATTGACGCTGCCTCGGTCTGGCGCCGGCTCAACCCGGTGGCGCCGGCCGCTGCCACCACCGACTTTTCGACCAGCTGGAAGTTCGGCCAGGACCAGGAGGCCGACGAGGACCGCAAGCTGCTCTACAAGGACGATGACAGCTGGCTCGACAAGATGGTCCCCAAGATCCTCAACGAGGCAAAGCAGGGCAAGTTCACGGACTGAAACACACTGTAACGGACGCCCTCCGCCGGGGGCATTGCATGAAAGGTCACAGCAATGCCACAGCTCGGCTCGGGCATCGTACCCAGTGGTGCGATAGGTAATGAACTGGTCGCGCTCACCCGGCGTGCCTTTGTTCCCCGTTTGGTCGTCCAGATCTACAAGGCCACGCCGATGCTTGGCCTGCTGCTGCGCAACGCGCAGCGCGCCAAGGGCGGTGTCAGCCAAGTCACCGTGCCGGTGCAAGGCGGCTCCTACGTCTCGTTCTCCTGGTCCGATTACTCGGGCGTGTTCCCGCAGCCGGCGGTGCAGACCGCGGCGCAGAACGCCGAGTTCAACCTCAAGCTCGGCGTGGTGCCGATCCCGTTCATGGGGATGGAGGCACTGATCCAATCGTCCGAAGTGGTCGTCCCGATCATGAAGGCGAGGATGGCCGATGCCAAAACCGTCGCCGTGCAGGCGATCTCGTCGTCGCTGTTCACCGACAACTCCGCGTTCCCGAGCCAAGTCGACTCATTGGTGCAAGCCTATGACGACGGGACCACGGTGAGCACCTACGGCGGCATCAATCGCACGGTGGCGGCGAACTCGTTCTGGAAGTCGAACCTCGTGACCGGCGCTGGTGCCATCACCACCCGCGTCAACTTCATCAAGCGGCTGGTGCAGACCACATCGCTGGCAGGCAGCGAGGCGCCCGACTTCGTGATCATGTCGCCCGGCGATTGGACGACACTGATGACCGACTTCATGTCGTTGGAGCAGTTCACCACCAACCCGCGCAGCCGCTACGGCGCCGACGACCTGATCAACGCCGGCTGGCGCGGCCTGATGCTCGGCGACACGCCAATTTTTATGGACCCGTTTTGCCCCACGGGGACGGCGTTCATCTTCAACTCGCGCTACCTCGCGCTCTACATGTCGGAGGACGCGCCGTTTGCGTTCTCGGGCTTCTACTCCTCGATCCCCAACCTGCAGATCGCCAACATCGGCGTGGTGATCGTCGTGTTTGACGTGGTCTGCACCAAGCCTGTGTCCGGGATGCGTATCACCGGCATCACCGGCTCGGCGTTCTGAGGGGAGGCGAGCATGGCAGTCCCCCGTCTTGGTGGTCCCGGCATCGGCCTCGGCCTCGGCGGCCAGATCAGCAACTACCTGAGCATGCGCGCCGGCCAGACCTTCATGATCCCGGCCGGCACCTATGCCGTCATCCCCGGCCCCTGGACCTCGATCCAGTTCTTTGACCCGGTCAGCTTGCGCTGGCTGAACGCCTCGGCCGATGTTGGCTTCCAGGGCATGTTCGTCGAATCGGACGGCGGCAACTTCCGGCTCGCCTGCCTGTGCGGCACGCCGGTTGGCGCCATCATCACCAATGCCGGCACCGGCTATGCCAACGGCATTGGCACCACCGCGACCGGGGTGACCATCAACATCTCGACCGGCACCTCGAAGTGGACGCCGATCGTGGGCGGCGCCATCAACTCGACGCTGACCATCACCGCCGGCGGCGCTAACTACCAGTACATCCCGCAGCTGGTGGTGTCGGCGCCGCCGCCCGGCGGCCTGCCGGCGATCGCGCACGTCAACACCTTGACCGCCGGCGCCATCACCCAGGTGATCGTCGACAGCCAGGGCGCCGGCTACAAGAGCGCGCCGACCATCAACGTGGTCAACGACACCCGCGACACGCTCGGTGGCGGCGGCGTGATCACCGTCAATCCGACCCTGGTCGGCTCGGGCTCGCTGCTGGCGATGACCCCCAACGATCCCGGCGGCCCGCTGGCTGGCGGCACCGGCTCGGTCAACCCGACCTTCACCTTCGCGCCGGCCTCGACCACGGCGGCATCGTCGGTGATGAACTGGGCGGTGCAGTCCATGATCGTCACCGGCGGCGGCGTGGCGGTGCCGGCCGGCAGCTGGCTGACCTGCCAGCCTCTGGTGAACACGGCCACAGCTGCCGCCAACACGGACGGCTACTACTACGGCAACTTCCTCACCATGCCCCGGCCGTGCATGGCGGTCCCGGTCATCACCGGCGGGGTGATCCAGGCCAATCCGTACATGGTCGACAACGGCTTCGGCTTCCAGGTTTCGCCGGTGGCGGTGTGCTTGATCAACTCGACCGGCGTGGCGCCGACCACCGGCATCAACATCGGTGCCAGCGTCGGCTCGATCAACGACGTGAGCTACCTGCAGCCGATCTGATCGGAGGACATCATGGCGTTCCCCCGCATCGGCGGAACCGGGGTTGTTCTCAACCTCAACAATGCGCTCGGCTCGCTGATCCCGACACCGGGCGGCGTGTTCGTGTCGCCGGCATCCGGCACCAATGCCATCACCCTGGCGGCCGGTCAGCAGCTGGTCATCCCGGCCGGCATCTACACGGTGGTGCCGGGCGCCTACACCTCGCTGCAGTGGCTCGATCCGGTCAGCGGGCTGTGGCGCTCGATCAATGCCGACACCAGCGAGCAGCCGATCGTGGTCGACA